TGATCCTTATATAAAAGATAACCTGTGTCCTCACACCAAGAATAAACTTGCTCCTTTGCTTTCTTTAAAGTCATCCATTCAGGATTAGATACAATATCTTGCCAATAAATTTTTACCCTCTTGTATGGAAACTTATTTACTTTCTTCATAAGTCCACCACGCATTATATAAATCTTGAAGAGATACCTTGCCTTTAGTAACTTCTAATATCTTCTTAACCATCTTTGGTTTAGGAAATCTTTTTTCTTTAGACTCCAAACAATATCTTTGCGAGTTAGTCGCTGGATTAATTGATTTGATACCTAACATAGTACCAAAAGTATAATGTGATATACCTTGTTTTTTTCGCCACTCTTTTAGTGTCATTTTCCTCCTATTTGTTATACAATTGAGAGATATATATTACATATAATAATGATTGACAAGCATTTAATTTATCTATATCTATGTGGAAAACAAAAGGGAAAAAACAAATGAAAGAATACTTTAAAAACTTTAATGGTGGTCAAGGATTAGATCATTGGTCTCCATCTTCAAGCCAAAACTTTACCAGATTTATACTTAACTATTCACTACCACAAGAGATAAGAAGAACATTTAAGATAAGATACAAAGCTCCATTCGGTAATCTTGTAAACAACACGGCTCAAAGATTAACCTGTGATATTTTATATCAAGGAGACAAGAAGATTACATTAAAGAACAAAAATTATGACGAGATATTTCAACAAGAGTTAGATACAATAGATAAAAATACTACACCAATAGATGACAAGGATAAACTAGCAAGAGAGATGATGATTAGCTTTGCACATCCAACTATTGAGAACATGAAGAAAGCAGTTAAAGAAATATTTGGTAATGAAAAGTTAGTCGCAGAAAGATATGTGTCTAGCAAAGATGAAGATATGGTTAATGATACCATAGGTCGTATAGATTATGAGAGTAATGAAATAATAGGAGAAGCAAAGACCAAGCCACCTACAATTAAAAAGAAGAGAGGTAAGGATGAATACTACATGGCAACAACGCAGCTACCTTTATCTCCTGATCCTATGCACGTTAGCCAAGTAAGTTTTTACTATCATTGCACAAAGAGAAAACCATTTTTGTTTTATGTAAATGAAAATGAATACACGATCTTTGATGACACACACGATATGTTAAGACCTGATTACTTAAAAGAACAATACAATCTTTTAGTACAAAGATTAAAATCTTGGGAACAACTAATTATATTTTGTAAAGGAGATATTAAAAAACTATCTACCTTTGCCGAACCACCAGAATTAAATCATCCTTTTTATTATAGGGATTTAATAGACGAGCAAAAACAAACAATCAATAAACTATGGGGATTAAAAATATGAAAACAAATATATATCAAAAACTACATAAGGCAGCTTGTGAATCAAGAGGAGTAGTTAAAGGCAAAAAAGTACAGGGTATGCACTTCAATCCTTTACTGCATGATGAGGTACAGAAAGTGGCAATGGAATCATTACTAAACAATGGATTATATCCTATCTGTACGTATGATAATCAACTAACAGATAATTTTATATTGGTAACTTGCAACATGAAGATACATGATGTTGAAGATCCAAAACAATTTATAGAAGTATCAGGTTGTAGTGCTATGGGTTCACTCGATAAATTTGGAACAGGTAATGGTATGAGTTATGCTAAAAAATATGCTTATTTAAATGCTTTACATTTAAAGACAGGTTTAGATAATGAAGATGGCTACAAAGCTAGTCCATTCAAGTCAAGCTCTAAACCAACTAACAATATTCCACAAGCAAGTGGTACAGAACATGATAACAATCATGTCATGGCAATAAATAATATCGAAAAAGATATTAGAAGTGCAAAAACTATTTATGAACTAAGAAAACTTAGAAATTATAAATACAAAGACGCATTTAATCTTGCTATGAAAAGCCACCTTAGAGTTTATAGACAATTAGATGATCTATATGGCACTAAGGAAACACAACTAAACACACAAGGAGTAATATAATATGAGTGATAAGATATATATAAAACTTACGCACAACCAAGACAAACAAGCAGGAGATAATAGACCATCTTTTGTTGCACCAATAAATCCAAAATCACCAGAGGGTAAGACATGGAGAATAGGTGTAAAAATTGGAGAAACGTGGTACAACCAAGCAGGATTTGATGATCTTGACGAACAAGGTAATCCAACAGGAATTATTAATGTTGTCTTGACACCTTCAAATACTGGTTCAGCACCTGCAAAGCCGAGAGGACCGCAGTCATCTTTTGCACCTAACGATAGGTTTGCAAAAGGTCAAGGATCAGGTTATAACAAACAGAACTACAAATATTAATTGTAGTTCAATGGTGTGGTGGAAGTTTTTTTGAGTAGCGAATCATATTACCTCTTTCCTTTCTTGGTAATGCTCCCTCTTTATTTGTTTTCTTCTACCATACCTTTAAAAACAATATGAAAATTACAGAACTTACAAACGAGATTAAGAAAAAGATAATCCAAGATAGAGAAAAAGATTATGGCGATTATCAATACAATTTTACTATACTTGCCGAGCTATTTACTTTAATATTAGCACCGAATTTAAAAAAGAAAATAAAGCCACATCAGGTAGCACATATCATGATGACACTTAAATTATTTAGAGCTACAAGGGGATATAAATCTGATAATTATACAGATTTATCTATCTATAATGACATGGCATCCAATCTACACAAAAAAGATATAGACAAAAATGATAAAAACCGATAAGTATATAAGAATTAAATCTGGCGAAGCTAGTTTCCAACTGGTTGAAAGATTTGATGATGTAAAGAAAGCTGCCGACCCCAACGCACAAGGGGAAGTTGTAGAATGTAAAATTAATTCTGTAAAAATTGATTTTACCAAAGTAAAAAAGGAGAAAGATGGAAGAGTTAAGGACTCGCCTTCAAAAGTACAGGGATCTTCAACAGAGGAAACATGAGAAGTTCCTAGAAGCCAAAAGGAAAGTAGATAAGTATCAGAAAGATTCTTATAGACTTATTTGGAAAATTGAGAAGGCAAAAGAAGAATTAATGAGAGCATAACACTCGTTAATTTACATTGCTAAAAAAAACAACAAATACCTAGGGGGATTTATGACCTTATATAAACAAGAATTTCAAAAACATATTAAAAAAATAAACAACAATGACTTTATTTATAAACATAAGATAGCTTTTTATTTATTATCAGATAGAGAATTAAAGTTATATGAAGCAGGATTTAAAAAAGGTTTTGAGTTAGCACAACAAAATATGTCAAATCATATTAGTGAAATAAAAAAGACAAACATAATACCTTTAAGTACAGAAAGAAAAATTGTTGGCTATCAATTTAGAAAACCTAGACAAACAGAAATAGACTCTATAATTAATAAAGTTTGTATTAAGTATGAAGTAAGCAAGAAAGAATTATTTACTAAGACTAGAACTACAGATATTGTTAGAGCTAGAAATATTATTCATAATATATTAAGTGAAAAATATAAGATGAGTTTGTCAGATATAGGTAGAATTTTTGGACAAGATCATACAACAGTTTTAAATTCTATACAAATGAAACAGTATAGAAGAAGATTTTGGAATGATGAGCAAACTATTTGGCAGGAGTTTCAAGAACTTATTTCTTAGTAAGTATACAATACTTATCAAAGCAAGAACCATCCTTACCATCATGGCAAAAGTATTGTTTCTTTGCAGTTATAATCCATCCACCCATGGTATTTAATAATTCTTTCTTACACCATGTGCAGTAACCACAAATGAACTCTCTACTTTTACTTTTGTTCCAAGTTTTTTTTCTTACCACACTTACACTTTTTGTTTCTTTTACTAAAATTAGTAAAGTCCATAGTTAGAACATCATTAACCTTTTGATTAAGATCATCTATCCAACTAAAAAATTTTATTAAAATTTTATCAATCATCATTTTAATATTAAAGAAGTTATTTTCTTCTCCCCCATATATATTTCTATGTTTGCCTTAGACTTTATACATTTATAAGTAACTCTATCACTAGGATTTTTATCTCTCATAGCATACCTCTTTGCTTTTAAACATTTAGACAAACTATCTTGGATTCTATGTTCCTTAATTTCGTGATCCATTATTAAAAGTAAAGCAAAAACTGTTTCTATCATCTTATATCCTCGTTATTCCATTTTATAAGTAAGCAAATTATAGATAAATAAATTAACCCTACATATAAAATGCTTAATATCATTAATTATAATTATATCCTGTATTAGATTGTTCTAATTTTTTAAATAATTGTTTATGTTGTTCCATAATTTCTTCATCCATATCAAACATTTCATGAATTTTCCCATCCATTAATCTTACTTGCATTTCTAATCTTTCAACTT